TGCGAAGTGGCTGATCTCGCACGTTGACGGATACCATATATCTAAAAACGGACGGAAGAAAAAGTCGTAAAATCCCGCCCGCCGGAGCGCATGAAGATTGGATAACCGGCTGACGCGGTATGTAGGCCGCTAAAGATCGTATAGGGCGCGGCGGCGGGCAAACAATAAAGAGGAGGCATTATTATGAGTGGAGAAGTGGCAGTCGTTGACAACGAAGTGAATGAGGTATCGACCCCGATCCTCGATGAAACGCTAATCAGCATTGCGGAGCAGGCCGAAAAGAGAATTGACGCGATGAATAAAATTAAGCGTGTCGCAATCAAATTGACCAACAAACACGATTGGACCGATCAGGGCGGGAAGCCGTATTTGCAGGTTTCGGGCGCGGAGAAGATCGCCCGGATGTTCGGAATCTCTTGGCGGATCAGCGAACCGATTGAAGACAAGTCAGAGGACGGGCATTTTTCTTTTACCTACAAAGGCTATTTTTCTCTTGCCGGGGCAACCATTGAGGCCATAGGCACCCGCAGCAGCAAGGACGGCTTTTTCAAGAAATACTCATATTCAAACGGCGACAAAACCGAACTTCCGGCTTCGGAAATCGACCGTGGCGACGTTAAAAAGTCGGCCTATACCAATCTTATCGGCAACGGCATTACGCGCCTATTGGGGATCAGAAACATGACCTATGATGATCTTCAGGAGTTCGCCGGGATCACCCCGGACATGATCGGGCGCGTCGATTACAAGAAATCAGGAAAACAAAAAGACGGCATTAAATCCGAGGGTGCTCAAACAGTAACGGTTTCCGTGTCGGACGTTCGCGCCGCTACGTTTAAAAAGAAGGACGGCGGGACCGGCGAAAAGTATATCATCAAAAACGGAAACGCTACATACGACACATTCAGCAAGTCTTTTGCTACCGTCGCCAAAGAAGCCAAAGAAGCCGGGTTGAAGGTCGAAATTACCTATACCGAAAACCAGTGGGGGAAGAACATTGAATCCCTGAAAAAGATTGAAGCGCCGGAGCGCGATCCGGGCGCGGAGGGGTGAAGCCATGATCGTTGAAAAAATCATCGAGACAAAAAAAAGCAAAATCAAGGGATACCCGGTCAACAGCAACCGGGCCTCTGACTTGGGGATCCCCTGCGTTCGTTACCACGTTTTAAACCGGACGCGCTGGGAAGAAAAGTCATTGCACGATGTTGGCCTTCAATTCATTTTCGATATGGGAAATGAGATTGAGGAAATCGTTTTAAAGGAACTGGCAGAAGCCGGGATCAAGGTCATCGAACAGCAGCGGTCTTTTCAATGGAAGGAATATCAAATAACCGGACACATTGACGGCGACATATTTGTAAACGACCGGGAAACGGCGCCACTGGAAATCAAGTCATGCTCCCCGTTTGTATTTAAGGCAATCAACACGATTGATGATCTCAAAAAAGGCAAATACGCCTACCTCCGCAAATATCCGGTGCAGCTTAACCTTTACATGCTCATGGCCGGGAAAGAGCGCGGCGTGTTCTTATTCAAAGATAAAGTATCCGGGCAGATGAAAGAAGTCTGGATGGATATTGATTATGAAATGGGAGAGGAAACGCTTAAACGAGCCGAGGAAATCAATAAGCACGTCGCCGCGGGGACGCTCCCCGATCCGATCAACGAAGATATGTGGTGTGACCGCTGCCCGTTCACCCATATCTGCCTGAAGGACCACATCGGCAAGGAAGTCGAAATAGATACCGGCGAGCTGGCGACAATGCTTGACCGCCTGGAAGAACTCAAACCCGTCGTCAAAGAATACGATGAAATTGACGAGCAGGTGAAGCAGATTGTCGAGGGGCGCGAAAAGATACTTGCCGGGGATTGGTTTGTTACGGGCAAATATCTTGAAAAGAAATCCTACGACATCCCCGCCGACATCAAGGCGCAATACGAGAAAATAACCCGCTATTGGCGGAGAAAGGTGCAGAGGGCGGCATGACGAGCAAACTGCAACAACGGATTGAAACGGTTGAAAACGGTGCGCTGGCTAAGGGTAAAAAGGAACTGCTGGCGCACCTGTATGACGAACGATTGACGGCGCGGCAGGCAATCGCGGCCAAGTGCTATGATTGCATGTGCTTTTTTGTGGACGGGAGGCGGGACTGTGAAATGAAACTGTGCGCCCTTTACCCGTTTATGACCTACAACAAAAATAAGCGAAAAGCGCGGATAGTGTCCGAGGAACAGAAAAACGCCGTCCGTGAGCGCTTTAAAAATGCCCGAATTTCCCGTGGAGCTATACAACAAGCCACAACCAGCAAGATAAAAGGTCAAGGGGCTATCACCCATGCCAGCAAGTGACAACTTTACGCCGACCAAGCACAGAATGAAGGGCAAGGGGTTTGTGGTCTTCAACCGCTGCCCGTATTGCGAGCGAATACACCCGACCATTGAGGACACGCCTCTCCCTAAGCACATGAGGTATTGGCCGCAAGCCTGTAAAGACTGCAAGATAAACCGCCATAAATCAGATCAGGGTGAGGGTTACGAACCATACGGCAGGACAAAACGAAGGGCGGTGATATGAACCAAATCGCAATAATGGAAAGCCTTATCGAAGTCCTGTGCAAACAGGTGGATGATCTCAAAAAAGACCTGGCCCTCAACGCCTCAATGCTGGCCCGACAATGTGATTTAGCGCGAGAAGCGGAAACACAGGCGCTGCGGCTTAGGTGTTGCGGGAACTGCGTCAAATATTACGAGCATAAATGTTATTGCTTCCATAATTGGAACCCGCACAAATACTGCCATAATTGGACGGCGGACAGGTTGACAAGGGAGGAGAGGGAAAAAGAACATGGCCGTGCGGCGTTTGCCGGGGGACAGAAACGCGGGGACTATTGACCATCCGCCACAGCCACCAGAAAAGGAGCGTGACCCGAAAGGGTTGAGGCAAAAATAATGAGAAGCAGGACGAGTCCAATCATGCCACGTTCCTATTTTAAGGAGGGTTTATGACACAAGAAGAACTCGACCTGCTGAAAGAATTGCAGCCGGTGATTAGGAAGAATATGGGGTGTGCAGAAAGCGATTTCGTTCCGAGGACCGCATTGGGGAAAAAACTTTTGGATTTAAGAAACAGAGCCATTGCATCAGGGATCCGCCTCCTGTCCGAAGACGAAGTCCTTGAAGAAGTGAGACGCAGACGAGGAGAAGACGACTGCATCTGCCCAGATTGTATTCACTGTGACCCGGTAGCAGACGAGTGTCGTAAGGGCCGTTGGAGGTATCCTACAGATGGATGTTTTGATTTTGTTAGTAGGGAGGGAGAGAGTGAGATGAAGGATCAACAGATTATATGGATTAACAATCCCAAAATCGCTTGGAAATGGGCCATGGAATGGGTTGAAGAAGCAAAAACTGGAAATCATTATCCAGTTAAACACATTATAGAAGCGGCTAAAAAAATCAAGGATAGATTTTGCACTGATGGATTATGGAGTCCAGGTAGTGAACTTGTATATAATTATTTGCGCGAGGCTGCTGACATGGCTCAATCTGAGTATGAAGACGCACAGCCGGGAATGGAATGATTTATGAGATGTCGCAATCCCTTCGTAAATCAGGTCTTTGTCGTCCCTGACATAATGTCGCTCGAAAAAGTAAACGGGCCAAAGAGTTATGTTGCAGACCAACTGCCACGGCCAGTTGAAAGGAGAATTGTAATGGATAACGAAAAAATCAGCCGGAGCGCAGCGATCGGCTGGATTGCCCTTGTTATAAATTTCTTTATAGCATGGGCAGATTGACGAAACGCTGACATAGATAAAGCAAGTGTTCTTTATACAGAAAGAACAAATAAATATAACGAAGTCATTGAGAAAGTAAACAGGATTATGGAAGTGATGAATAGGAGGTGAAATGAGCCAATATTATGTTCCAGCCAATTTGGAAAAGTATGTAAAGTGGCATATACCATTCACTCCGTATTTTCTCTACAGATACGATGGAGTATGGAGAATAGTTGAAAAAGAATTATATGAACGAGCGCATTTTCAAGACACCGATAACAGGGCTTATCACTATAGATTTCTATAAGGGAGATGAGTTGTTCGGAATTTCCGAACAAGTGGATTAAAGCAGCAAAACCAGCGCCCCGATAAGCAAAGCCCCTGCCCCAAAGCCACCAAATAGCATTGTCCATTGAGGCTTTCCGGCGGCCTTGATTTCTTCAAGTCTTGCCTTGTCTTTCTCAGATGCTATCTTTCTTTCTGTTTCGAGTTGCTTCATGGTTTCATCAAACTTCTTAGACATGGTTTCAACTTGGGTTTTAAGGGATTCTATTTGTATAGAAAGTTCCTTGACGGATACCTCATACTGAACCACCTGTTGCTCACAGATGCGGCCCTTCTCAAGCTCAACGACTATCTTAGAAGCATCGGACTCGGTGAAACAAACCTCATTTGCCTGTGACGGTGTAACCCAAATTATTGAAACGAGCAGTAAGCTCAGTAGAATCCACCGGCGGTTTAATGTTATCTTTTCCATCTTTCAGTTCCTTTATCTTTTTGATAATGGTGTCGTATCTTTTCTGGCTTTCGATGTATGCGGTCTGGCTTAATTTTAACTGATGATTGAGGTCAGTTATTCTTTGGTCGTATTGCTTGATGGTTTCAAGCCTTATCTGGTCTGTAAGCCTTCCTATTACGTCAGGGTCAGGATGATACCGGCCCCAAAAGAAAGCCGCTATAATGACGATTATCGCCGCCGTAACCCCTATTGCTATCCAGTATTGCATCTTCATGTGTTCTCCACTATTCTTTAGACTCTTCTTCCTTCTTCTTTTCTTTACCCTCAAGAAACTTTTTACCTTGCCATACTCCATAAGAGATTGCGTAAATGGCTATAATAAGTTCGGCAATCATTTTGAGATTATCTGCAACTTCCTTTCTGAAAGCAGCTACAATAAATAAAGCCATTAAAACCATCGTAAACAGCATATTAATGAAGCTACCACGAATAGTAATGGTCTTATGATTAAAGATAAACCCTTTTTCTTTTTTCATTATGCTACCCCATATTTATCAGAACCTGTTGGAGCATCCTTTGGTAATTCATAATGAGGATAATCTTTGGACTTCTTAAAGTCACCGCCCCATATGATGCCCGGATCAATCTTCTTGGCTAAAGCACCTAACTGAATGTAGTCGGGCTTGTTGTCTTTATTTACATCTGCTTTAACATCACCCATGTACTTGCCGTTTTTATCTAAAATGCCAAAGTCAATAGCATAAGACAGATCATCGGAAGGATCATCATTTGATAGATTGATAATATGTCTTGATGCCATTGTCCACGTCACCTTTTTATTATCTTTATGGGTGATCGGCGCTAAATTGGCTCGTTTCCGTAGCTTGTTTACATTCTCCAAAGTTTCCCTTCCTTGAGCATATAAAGCCATTTGCACTTCGTAAAGACGGTCAACATCTGTAACGATGATCTTGATTCCCAGTTCTTCTTTTGCTCTTCCAATTAACTGGATTGCAAAGTCTCGCATTCTAGGAACAGCTTTATTAAGGTCTCTGGACATTAGCTTATTATTCCTTCTTTTCTCAAAGCCTTTTCAATCAGTTCCAACCTTGAACGGTTCTGGTTGTGACAGTTTCGGAGCGCCCCTACTTCAAAGTAGAGTTCCATCCAATATCTATAAATCTGATACCACCAGTCAAATGGATTCATATTCCACCCATTCTTTTCCACAGCACAAACATCTATACCTTATCCCGTTCCCACTGAGCCAATGGCTAATCAAATGGCTCCCGCACTCACAAATCATTTAAAAGTACCCTGCTCATTTTCTCACGAGCTGTTGGGGAGTGTTCTTTTCCGGTAAAATTGTGGCCGTGAACAAACTTATGCCAGTTCCCTCCGTATGCCCTAGAAACTGGCAGGCTGCAACCACAGGCGCAAAGAGGCGGGGGTTCGTATGGTCTTTTTCGCGCCTCATAGAAACATTCAGGGGTGCAGAAGTTCAGGTTTTTAATGCGGGAGGGGGTCTTAAAAAACTCCTTCCCGCAATAGTCACAGATTACGGGGATGGTAGTTTGCCGTCCCTTGCTTTGGCAAGCGGGAGAGCAATATGATTTCTGACCATCTCTCATGCGATAGGCTTCACGCTGAAACGATTTCCCGCAAGTCGGGCAAGTCAAATCTAATGTTTTCATATAATTCTCCTTTATGTTTAATATGCCGTCTTGGGTTATTATACACATCAAAACGTAAATGTCAAGAGGGCTTAATCGTATGACCACTTTTCAAATCATCATTCGCAAGATCGGGATTCACTTTTCAAAGCCCATCTGGAGTTTCATTAGAAACTGCGTGTTCTGGCTGTTTCATCTGAATAAGATTGGCGCAGTCCGGTCAGACATGAAGATGCTCAAGGAATTAACTCTTGATGCCTTCATGAAGAAGTTTCTATGGCAGGATGATGTTATGGGAGACTCGACTCCGTGGGTAATGACAATTATCTGTAATGACTTTACTGATGACTGCGACTGGGCGGC